AGGCAATTAGGGAGTCCCCTTTCGGGATGACCGGTATTCCCCCCGGCCACTCATTTTGATACTCCTGACTCTCACCTGCGAGCCCTCCCAAGGGCCAAACAGGATAAGATGACGTGTAATTTTCAAACATAATCATCTACAGGAAGTCAACATAGAACGGTGACTGGCCGCCCCACGAGAGAATGCACTACATACTTACCATAACTAGAACCCGGGAAGCGAATCCGGGCCCCGAAGGGGCAACAGCTACCACTAGTTATAATAAATATCCATACACTCACTTCCTGACGGAACAAGGGTTTGGTTCACTAACATTAGGATCGGCGGAAGGGTTCCTTTTTCCTTCTGCCGAGTCTGATCCTAAATGAAACACCCACCACCTCAGGCTTATAAAACAACTTGAGTAATGATGAGTGCTGAAGCCTTAAACCTCTGAACCGGAGCTGATTATGGGTCGTTTGATCCAAGGACCGCTCCTCGATGAGATTTCAAGGTACAGACTTTTCATCTAGACCTCAATACTCATCACTCCACGATACTCAGTTGTCACCTACCAACACCCTTGGGTCCAAACTCAGTTGAACGAGCTTAGATCCCCAAGATTGCAGGGCTGTTGCTTCGTGATGTGAGGATTTCTCCCTAGTCACTAGAAACAGTCTCCAGGCGGGTCCCACCTTAGGCATTACACCTCATTTAAGAGGAGCCTTTCATGGTCCGCCCGATAGGTCAAGCTTAGACCTCATAAAATGAGATTTAAGCGCTGACTCCGCGTCTCGCTCTGGCTGGTTCAATGGCTTATCTAATTTCTTAGATAAGTCCCAGACAGACGCCAAGAACTTGGACTTCTCAGTAACAGGAACACTTTCCTGTGAAAGGAAGGCCCCCACGCCGTATACGGCTAAAATGGTAGAAATGTCAGATCAACGTTGTCGTTGGCCAAACGCCTTCGTCAACCAGGTTCACTCAATCAACCCTTTTGAAGCGAGTTGATTAGCTATCTCCACCAACATGGCAGGACCAAAATCCCGTCGTCATATAAGTAATGCAGCAGGCAGAGGTTTCAAATCCTCGCCCTGGCGGTAGTAAGATTTCGCAAACTCCGCTAGCCCCACTTCCGAAAAACTCTTTGTTGAGGAAATCTCAACTCCGAGCTTCGAGAGTAGTTGCAAATACTTAGTGGCAACCTTGGCATTCCAAATGACGATATCATCGCCTAAAAGAGCATAGTCCTGAAAGCTTTCAAGGCCAACGGAACTAGCGGCCCATTTTACCAAGCAGTGATGCGAAAAAGCCATCACCGCCCAGCTGGAATGGAACCCCATCGGTTGTCCGACAGAATATGTCACAGCCATGTTTCGCGCCTTCCCGAAGGAAAACACTCTTTTAACCATAAGCAAGTACCAAGCTAAGGATTGTTCCTTAGTTAGTAGCCCGGAATAGTGTAAACACAGTACCTGAAATAGTACTGGCAATCGATCCGTACATGACTTCATGTCGATCGAGAAGCAACGAACTTTCAGATTCGAGGCTTCCCTTACACGCTTCCTCTGCTTATCTTGATCAAAAGTGCCGTCAGTCTCGGTGATTCTGAGACGTCGGAACAACTCTTTTTCAATAGGCATAGACAGTGTTTGGGTAAGAACGTCCCCAAGGGCAATCACTCTAGTCTTTCCAGCCTTATCGGAGAGAAAGTGTAGCCTAGAATGGTCTCCTCATTCCGGACGGGATGCATGCGGAAGTTCAGATAAAACTTTCAAAGCATTCTCGAAAGAGAATGGCTCCCGGAACAGCGACTCTGCAATAGAGGCACCGTCGAATGGTATGGTTTGATCCACACCATAAAGCTTTAGCTTACTTAACCGTTTAGCTAGGCCTTTCCTCGCACGGAGTACTTCGCCTATACTTGGGCTCCTAACCCTAGTTGTGGCCTTAGCCTCGCTTATTGGTTCACGGGCATCGACTTCACCTATGGATCAGTTCTTCAAATAATCCCGAAGGACTAAGAGATCCGACTTAATCTGTTCTCCGCATTTCAGGGAGAATACCTGATTAAAGTAAGCCACGTAGTGGCCCAGATAGGTCGAATGTACCGCGATGAAGTCTTCCAAGACTTTATCTCAAGCAGGCCGACCGTTAGGTCCGGCTGCCCAAGATATCGCCCAGGAAAACGCTTTGTCCACACCACCTTTTGGGTGGGAGCGGACAAAGTGACGGCACGCCCGCCGCAGCACCCGCAAGGATGCTGCGTCAGGCCATCTCCCAGTAAATTCACCCCGAATTGAACAGAGATCCTTCACTGGTTTAACGTACACCAGTCGATGTACATTAAGAATCGAGAGAACAGCATTACAGTTCCTCAGGTCACGGCGTCCTCATCTTATAAGAGGGCGCATAAACCGCGGGAGCTTACATGCTGGCTGGGTATTAATCGAGCTAGTCCGCAACACAAGTCGCGCGATATAGTTCATAAGGTCCTTCCAGACCTTAAGCCTACCTCTCGTTCTGAAACTTCATAGGAGAGCAACATACCTGCGTTGTGCACGTCATCGCTGTAATTCAGGAGTTAATAAACAAAACTTCCTAACTGCAGTAGAAATGTCACGCGTAGTTTTATCGTTATATATATTGAAATGTTTTCTTTTCATATATGTGAGGATAAAGTGTGCTTTCACACGGAGACACAGGTGCATCGAACAACCAAAACGAAGGAAAGTTGCCCATGCCCAGGTCTTGTCTCCGCGTTAGCGGCGGC